AAAGCTATCTGTCTTTTAATAAAGATTTTATCAGGCAGATCCAGGCACTCGCTCTTTAATACACGGTAGGAGAAGGCCTTCAGTGTTTCTGCAAGTTCGGGAAGATTCTTAAAACCGGAAACAAGGCTAATGGTTCTTCCTCCAATGTACGCGTCCTTCATTTCAGCGTATCTGTTACGAAAAGCGTAATATGAAGTAAAGTCCAATAGGTAAGGATCTAGAAACTCGCATTGAGAATATAGGTCCAGGGGATTTTTGGTTACAGGAGATCCTGTAAGAATTCTTCGATACGAAGAAAGCTCAGATAGCGCAACAATGTTCTTAGTCCTTTTAGCTTTAGGATTTTTAATAGTGGTAGATTCATCCACAACCATCATCGTATTGTGCGAGCGCAGAAACTTAGCAGCGAATACTTTACCTTTATCCGTACTTAAAGCCTCAACATTCATAATTAAAATATGAAGGTCTTCACCTGTCTTAAACAGAAGATCCAACTTATCTTGTTGTTTTTGATTTATATTGGCCTTCCACAGAACAGGCGCTTTTTCTATATGCGTTGGTAAATGAGTTGGAATCTCCTGGCTATACCAGGTCCCAACCACGCCTTTTGGCGCTATGATTAATGCTCCATTAACTTTTCCTTTATCATACAGCATTGCCAGATTATCAATAAGTACTTTGGTTTTTCCAGTTCCCATCTCCATGAAATAGGCATAAGTTTCCTTATTCCAGGATTTTTCCAATGCGGTTATTTGATGCCCATAAGGCTTCGTTTTAAATTTATAGTCCATAACTTTCTGTGCCATCCCACCGCCCAATTCTTCTTTCTTGACTTGTTTTATCATAAAATATATATTACTGTCAACAGAAAGAAGCATGGATACCAAAGTCTACGTTATACAAGAAATAAGCGGTACTCGCGAAGGAAGACCCAAAATCAACATTATTGGTGCGTCCAAATATGGCGATTTTGTGTTCTGCCTTCCGGAAATGGCGCAAATCATATTTTCCCCCGGTCCTTTAATTTTTAAACTTAGAAAAATTTTAAAAGAATACACGTCAGAAGATTATTTATTATTAACTGGAGATCCTGCAATAATAGGTGTTGCATGTTCCATCGTTTCTGATATAACAAACGGCAGATACAAATTATTGAAGTGGGATAAACAAGAAAAAAGATATTATCCAATCGAAATAAATTTGTACGAGAAAGGAAAAACAGATGAGTAAAATATTAGATAAAGCTACAGCATTTGCAAAAGGCAAAAAAGTTAAATGTACTATAACTGTCCTTGATGCAAAAAATCAAAGCGTAGAAAATTATAAAAAGAGATACGGCAAGAAAGCTGTCTACATTAAAAACGGAAAAGAATATGTTAAACCGTTTATTAGAACCAGGGCCCAGTCTCAAATGGATATTTTAAGAGGATAATATATGAACAGAGCATACTATAGATTAAAAAAACGACTCACATACAACGAGGAATGGTCTGAAAATTTTTTAGATGTAGAAAGACATAGAGAAATTTCCAGGGAGGCTCTTCACGAATATTATAAGCAAAGACCCATTTTTTCATTTTTCTTCCGACTGTATACTTTACCCACTGTTATTATAAGTTATTTTTCAGATATAATTTGGTGGAATAGATATTATAAATGTTGTAAAGAAATAGAAATAATTAGAAAGGCAATAAAAAAATATGAACGAAATTAATTTCGAAAAAGATCAGGAAGAAATTTTAGATAGAACTGAAAATTTAAAATCATTGGCTGATCAAATTAAAAAGTTAAGAGCTTTGGAAGATAAAGTTAAATCCGATGAAGAATCCTTAAAAGAAGAGAAAAAAGAATTAGAACGAATTTCAGGAGAAGTTATTCCAACACTGTTAAGTGAAATGGGTTTATCTTCTCTTAAACTTGCAGATGGATCTGCAGTTGATGTGAAACCATATTATGCGGCGAATATCTCGGCAATAAACCGAGATGCGGCGTATGGTTGGCTTCGTTCCAATGGCCTAGGTGATATTATTAAAAATGATATTACTGTTTCCTTTGGACGGAACGAAGATAACAAGGCGGCAGAATATGCTAACCTTGCGAGGGGTCAGGGATTTCAACCGACACAAAAGTTGAAGGTTGAGCCCATGACCCTGAAAGCGCTAGTCCGTGAGCGTATTGAGGCAGGTAAAACCATGCCAACGGATATTTTTAACGTGTTCGTAGGAAACCGAACCAAAATAACAAGGAAACAATAACTATGAATCAAGAAACAAGCATAGCGAAGAAAACAAATGCAGGTGCACTGGCTACGAATTTATTCGAAGCTGATGCAAATGCTGGCTCTCAGAACATGACGCAGGATGATCTTGCGTTGCCTTTTTTGAAAGTCTTAGGACAATTATCTCCAGAAGTTAATAAACACGACGCCAAGTTTATTGACAAAGCAGAACCTGGAATGATTGTAAATAGCGTGACCAAAGAACTCTATAATGGAGCAACAGGTATAAATGTTATACCTGTCCATTATGAAAGACAATATGTCGAATGGCGAGACAGAGGTCANAGTGGAAACGCTCCCGTAGCAATACACAAAGCAGATAGCGATATAGTGGGTACAACTACCCGCGATAAGTCTTGGAAAGATAGATTACCGAACGGTAATTATCTTGAAAATACTGCAAATCACTTTGTGATTCTCATGGGTAAAGCTCCATCAACAGCTTTGGTTTCTATGAAGGCTACTCAATTAAAGATTAGCCGTAAATGGAACTCAATGATGATGGGGATAAAAATGCAGGGTAAAAACGGTTTATTTACTCCGCCAACATATAGCCACATTTATAATCTAAAAACTGTTCAGATGTCTAATGACAAAGGAACATGGTTTGGATGGGATGTGTTTAAAGTTGGTCCAGTTTCAGANAAAGGTGTTTACGAAATTGCTAAAAACTTTGCTGAAAAAAACAGCAAGGGTTTAGTGAAAGTTAAACATGGAACTGACGAATCTAAAGACGTGCCGTTTTAACAATTTCCTTTGCGAAGGAATAAAGGGGCGGTAGCGGGAGACTTAAACCGCCCCATAAGAAAGATTATGATAGAACAGTTTATTAATATATTTACAGGTTTACAAAGAGCGCATGGATGTTCCTATATTGAAAAGAAAAGAGCAGATGGCACTAAAGTAAAAGGTCAATCTTTTATTAAAAGAGAAGAAGTCACAGAAAAAATGTGGCAAGACCATTTAAATGGTATTGAACCAAGTTTAGGAATTATTCCAATCAATGAAGAAAATAAATGTCAGTGGGGGTGCATTGATATTGATAGTTATGCAGGATTTGACCATAAAAAATTAATTAATAAAATTAAATTATTAAATCTACCACTAATAGTTTTTAGATCTAAAAGCGGAGGAGCACATGTAGTTTTACATACTACGGTCTTTGTTGAAGCAAAATTAATTAGAGATAAACTCTTATCCGTTAGCGCAATTTTAGGATACGGTGGGTCAGAGGTTTTTCCAAAACAGATCGAATTAAAATCGAAAGATGATACAGGGAACTTTCTTAATTTACCATATTTTAATTATAAAAATACAACAAGATATGCTTTCAAGGAAGATGGCGCAGCGGCTACTTTAGAAGAGTTTTTTGAATTATANGAAAAAAATAAGATTACTCCTGAACAATTAGATAAACTAAAAATTCAAAGACCAGAATCAGAATTTAATGATGGCCCGCCGTGTTTAGAATCCTTAACTCAATCTAAATTAGATGATGGTCGAGATAGAATTTTATACCAGTATATTCAATACGCAAAAAGAAAATGGCCGGCTGACTGGGATAAAAAAATCAATCCATTTAATTATAAATATTTTACAACTCCTTTGGATGACAAAACAATCCAGGATAAAATTAAATTTAACAGTAAAAAAGAATTAGGTTTTAAATGTAACGAAGAACCTATGTGCAGCCACTGCGATAAAAAATTATGCAGAACTAGAAAATTTGGTATTGGAGGTGAGGCTGTTTTTCCTATATTAAGCGATCTTCAAAAAATATTATTAGATAAACCTTATTACTATGTCAATGTTGATGGTGAAAGAGTAAAATTAGAAAATGCTACTACTCTTTATGATCAACGACTATTTCAAATTTCAGTTTTAGAACAGGCTGATAAAATACTTCCNAGTATTTCAAAAAAAGAATACAAAAAATATGTTCAAACTCTTTTAGATGGTAAAGAAACAATTGATCCACCAGCAGGATCATCTAAGATAGATCAATTAGGAGAGCATTTAGAAGAATTTTGCACGAATCGTAGTTCTGATACAGCTACTAAAGAAGATATGATAAGAGGAAATGTCTGGACGAATAAAGGAAGACATCATTTTATATTCAGTAAATTTTACCATGGTTTCTTACAGAAAAGAAAATGGGATGAAAAATCTCAAGTTACTCAACAAATGCTAAAAGAACATTTTAATTGCAAAGGTGACCGTGAATGGATTGGAAAAAAACTAATTTCAATAATGACAATAAAATCATTTGAAAAAATTGAAGATACTTACAGACCAAAACAATTTAAACCAAAGGATCCTTATTAATGAAATGGAATAATAAATATTGTGTTTATGTGCTTTGTGAAGAAAAAGAGCAATTTACAACACACAAAAACAAATGCAGATCTCTTTACGTTGGACAAACAAAAGATTGGTATCAAAGAAAACAAAAATATCAAAATATAAATCTTAAAAATAATGAACTCATTAAGAAACTTGCAAAACATTCAAAAATTAGGAAAGTTGACATGATTAAAAAATCTGATCTCAGAAATATAAAAGCTAAAATACTAATTTCAAATAATTTTATTGATAATGATTACAGAGAAGAAGTAGAAAGTTATATTATTAAAAGATTAAATCCTCTTTTAAATCTTGCTAAAAGAGACGGCATTTTTGAAAGAAACTACAAAAAATTCGCACTTAAAAAAAAATCTAAACCCAAAATTACTTTTGAAACATACAAAGAAGATTGTGAAGGATATTTTGGGGATTGGTATTGGTCTCGAGACGATATAGGAGGCACAGAAACAATTTATCATCCTATCAAGAGAAGACAAGTTCAAAGAAGTTCTGATGCTGGAGAAGAAGCAGAAAATATTCAATTTGATAGAAAGCAACGAACTTGGTTTTGGGATACATATAAATTACAATTTAAATATGAACTGTGGAGAACGAATAGAGAAAATGGAAAAGGAGTTAAAATTTAGATGAAAACAATTGTATTAGGACCACCAGGCACAGGAAAGACAGAAACTTTATTAGATAAAGTCGAAGATCATTTAAAGAAAACAGATCCTAATAAAATTGGATTTTTTGCCTTTACTCAAAAAGCTGCAAACGAAGCAAGAGACAGGGCTATGAAAAAATTTAGTTATACTGAAGATGATCTTCCATATTTTAGAACACTTCATTCATTAGCTTTCAGGAGATTGGGAATTAAAAAAGAAAACGTAATGCAAAAAATGCATTATCAAGATTTAGGTAAAGAAATAGGTTTTGACGTGGATTATATGGAATATGATGATGAAGAAGGAGGTATTTTTACCACTAAAAGTGATTATCTTAGAATTATTCAACTGGCTAAATTAAGAAACATAACTGTATCACAACAGTATGATCGAAAGGAACATACTCAGATAGTTGAGTTTGATAAATTAAAAATTATAGCAAATGAACTAGAGTCNTATAAAAAACAATATGGACTCGTTGATTTTAACGATATGATTTTAGATTTTGTAAAATCAGATGCATCACCAAAATTTGATGTTGTCTTCATAGATGAAGCACAAGATTTATCTTTGATGCAATGGGATATGACAAGAAGCATTTGGGATAAAACAGATGACTCTTATATTGCAGGGGACGACGACCAGGCAATATTTAGATGGGCAGGTGCTGATGTTGATAGTTTTATAGCACAAGATGGAAAATTCATAAGACTGATGCAATCTCGTAGAATTCCAAAAAAGGTTCATGATATTGCAATGACAATAGTAAATAGAATTTCTAAACGATTACCAAAGGACTGGAGACCAAGAACAGTACAAGGATCTCTAACAAGATATCCTAATTTTGAAAATGTAGATATGTCTAAAGGAGAATGGTTAGTACTGGCTAGAACCCGATACATGCTGAATGAATTAGAAAATGTCCTCTATCAAAAAGGTTTATTTTTTAAAAATAAATTTAAAAGGTCATATGAACAAGATTTATATGATGCCATTGTCAATTGGGAACAATGGAGAAAAGGATCTCCTATGAATCCTGATCAAATTAAACAGATATATGGTTATATGAGTCCAGAGCACGCTGACAGAAATCAACTTTTAATTATGAACAAGGACGCACATTATTCTTTAAATGATTGTAAAGACAAATTTGGTCTTCGTACTAATTCTGTTTGGTATGAATCTCTGGATGACGCTCCATGGAGAAAAGTAGAATATATTAGAAAAATGAGAAGTAATGGAGAACAGCTCAATAAAGCACCAAGAATTTTATTATCAACCATTCATGGTGTCAAGGGCGGAGAAGCACAAAATGTAGTGTTATTAACAGATTTAAGTCTAAATACACAAAAAGGATATGAAAGAAATCCTGATGATGAGAATAGACTGTTCTATGTTGGCGCAACACGGACCAAGGAACACCTGCATATTATAGAGCCAAAAGATTTTTATAAGAGTTATCAGATATGAGTGTGTACAATAAACAAATTGGTGGAACTCATTATAAAAAAATGAAAATTCAACCAAGTGAATTTATTAACAAGAACAAATTGCTATTTGCAGAAGGAAATGCTATTAAATATATTTGCAGACACGCAGCTAAAGGAGAAGTACAAGATTTAGAGAAAGCAAAACATTATATTGATATGATTATTGAAAGAGATTATTCATGATACAGCAGCCACTTTTCAAACCTCAAACTGAATGG